TTGGGTAATATAGATAAATAAGATATGGCCACAGTAATTTCATCTTCATCCAGACAATATAAAGATTTGGACCTTAACTTTTTGATACATCCAGTACGGAAAGATATCAATAAACATAAGGACGAAATGGCAGTTATCAATTCAATTAAGAATTTGATGATGACTAATCATTACGAAAGACCGTTTCAACCTGATTTGGGTTCTAACGTAAGACGTTTGCTTTTTGAAAACCTCGATAAAATTACCGCAATATCGATGGACAGAGAGATTAGACAGGTTGTTCAAAATTACGAACCAAGAGCACAAATTAAAACTCTAGATATATTACCTGATATGGACAATAATGGTTTTAGTGTTCGTATGGAATTCTACATTATGAATATGACAGACCCCGTAACAATTAATTTTTTCCTAGAACGAGTACGATAAATGGCAAATCGTTTAAGAGTAACCGAACTTGATTTCGATTCAATCAAGACCAATTTAAAAACATTCCTAAAACAACAAACGGAGTTCTCCGATTATGATTTTGAGGGTGCTGGCTTAAGTGTTCTTTTGGATATTTTAGCATACAATACGCACTATAATGCATACTACCTGAATATGGTTGCAAATGAAGGTTTCTTAGATACCGCATTGTTAAGAAACTCGGTTGTATCTCACGCTAAGAAACTTGGTTATACACCACGTTCTAATAGAGCATCCAAAGCTGTTATTGATGTGAGTATTAATGGTACTACGTCACAAGAAGATTACTTGACGATACCACGTGGGTATACATTCATTAGTGGTCCGGTTGATGGTAAAGTTTACACATTCATCACGTTACAAGACCACACTGTTTCGAAAACTGGATCAAATTTTGTATATAATGATATAGAAATTTTTGAAGGTAAGTTACTTTCGTATTCTTATACACATTCGAATGCCAATAATCCTAAACAAATTTATGAAATACCTGACGCTAAAGTTGACACCACAACTTTGCGTGTTTCAGTTCAACAAAGTTCCGCAAACACGGAAACTGTGGTTTATAATCCTGTAGATGATTCAATTTCATTAACTGCTGATTCGAAAACTTACTTCATACAAGAAGGACAAAACGGTAAATATCAAATTTACTTTGGTGACGATATCATTGGAAAGAAACTTCCTGATGGTGGTGTTTTGACAATAAGTTATCTAATTAGCAATGGTGAAGATGGAAACAAAGCTGCAAACTTTACCGGTTCTTCATCAATTAATTTACTCTCTGGTTTTACAATCAGTACCGTTACTGTTGCCGCTGGTGGTCGAACACGTGAGAATGTTGATGAGATTCGTTTTGCTGCACCACTACAATACATTTCACAAAATCGTGCTGTCACCAAAAACGACTATATCAAATTAATACAACAGAAATATCCTCAGTTTGAGGCTGTAAACGTTTGGGGTGGTGAAGAAAATGATCCACCAGTTTTTGGTAAAGTTTTTATCTCAGCTAAACCTAAAGATGGTTTTGAGATAACTGACACCGAAAAAGATTTCTTCTTGCAGAATGTTTTAAAACCAATTAGTGTGTTAACCGTTACACCACAAATTGTTGACGTTGACTATAATTATTTAAAAATGATTTCAACGGTATATTATGATCCAACAAAAACTGTATTGGATTTAAACACTTTAAAAACTAAAGTTAGAACATCAATTTTAGATTTTTGTGAAAGTAATTTGAATTCTTTTAATGCTTACTTTAGGTCTTCCGCTTTAAAAACAGCAATTGATTCTTGTGACATTTCTGTTATCTCAAACGAGTTGGAAGTTTTCATTGCCAAAAAGTTTAGACCAGACCTATTAACAACTTCAAATTATATTTTAGATTTTGGTGTTGAACTGCAACGTGGTACAACAAATGACAACTTCTATACAAGTCCAAATTTCACAGTATTGGATGAAAATAATATTGTTAGATCAGCTTTTATCGAAGAAGTTCCATCATCATTTACCGGTGTTGAATCAATTACTGTTACCAATCCAGGTATTAATTACTCATCAACACCAACGATTACCATTTTAGGTGACGGCCAAGGCGCCAAGGCAGTAGCGACAATCATCAATGGTCGTTTATCTTATATCACAGTAACTAATCCAGGTGTTGGTTATACGACTGCTGCTATTATAATTACTGGCGGCGGTGGTACATTGGCAGCTGCCTCATCTGTATTGGAAAATAGATATGGCCAAGTGCGTATTGCTTATTTCAAACCAGATGAAACGTCAAATCAAAGTGTTAAGGCAATTTTAAATTTCCAAAACAACAATGGTGTGATGGGTCAGATTGATTACACACAAGGTAAAGTTTATATCAATAATTTTAACCCAATTTCTGTAGCAAATGATTTTGATGAATTGTCTGTACATATTCGTCCAGCTAAATCAGTGATTCATTCAGAAAAGAATAAATTATTAACGTTTGATGTTAATGATTCTACTACAATTGTCATTAACATAGTACCAATAAAATAATGTCAGACGTAATTCTATCAAGTATAGTAGAGAGTCAACTTCCTGAATTTATTAGGGAAGAACATCAACTTTTTGCAAAATTTATTAAACGATATTATGAGTGGTTAGAGAAGAATGGAAACATTGTTTTGGAATCCAAGAAATTGGATGATGCCAAAGATGTTGATTTGGCCGACAATGTTTATATCGAACAGATTCGTAAAGAGATTGCACCATTCTTTCCACAAGAGTTGTTGCTCGACAAAGCCAAATTCTTAAAGATTGTTGGTGAATTTTATCGTTCAAAAGGCACACCAGAATCGGTTAAGTTTCTTTTCCGTGTATTGTATAATGAAGAAATAACAATCAGTTATCCAAAAGAACAGGTGTTGCGAACATCTGATGGTAAATGGGTTCTTCCATTGGCCTTGCGTGTAACTGATAATGATCCAAACATTTTAGAAATTGAACAAACAAAGATTATTGGCCAAACATCCAAAGCAACTGCTATTGTTGAAAAAGCAATCAAATCGGTTGACCGACAGTTAGGTATTGAATATGTTGAATTATACATTTCAAATATTACAAAGTTGTTCAGTACTGGTGAAACAGTTACAACACACGTTACCGGTAATACACAGATTCAAGTTAGTGCAACATTAATTGGTTCACTATCTGAAATTAAAATTGATCCAATAAATCGTGGTTTGTATTATAATGGATACGATCCAGAATTAGGTTATGATGGCGATCCTGTTACGATTGTTGGTGGTTTAAATCCACAATCTGCCAATCCAGTTGGTGCCTTGGCAACAGTTGGTACTGTTCTAAGAGGTTCTGTTAAAAACATTATTACCAGAGAAGGTGGTTTTGGTTTCAGATACAATTCAATTGCACCAAACTCATCAATCATTGACTTTAAAGGTGGTTTTGCTGGAGGACTTTTAGGCTCAGAAGCCAAAGCTTTCATTTCTCTACTTGATGAAAACTATACACGAAATGTTAATGTTTCTGATGTTACAATTGAAACTGTATATTCACAATCAATTAATCAGTGGGACAACACCTCAAACACAAAAACAATTGGCCAAGTCACAACTTACCAAGATTTAGGTCTTTACAGTATTGCATATGTTGACATTGAATCTCAAGGTGGTGGATACCGACAAAAACCAGAGGTAGATATTTACAGTATGTATTTGGAAGATAGTGATGATTTATTGGTAATCACATCTTGTACTGCCGTTAAAGGTAGTCGCATACTAAGAGATTCTTCACAAGATTTAACAGATACATTTGAAGTTGGTGAAAAAGTCAAGTTGTTTTTAAAGAATCGATTTGAAGAAATTAGAACAGTTACCGAAGTCACCAGTGAAACTATTACATTAGATATTCCATTTGAAAACAACATTGACAACTTGATGGTATACAAACTATTGAGAAAGAATCTTGATGCTTTAGGTTCTCTAGGACGTATTGAGGTTCTCAATGGTGGCCAGAATTATAACGTAGGTGAATATTTGATATTCACATCTACTGGTGGGCGTGGTCTTGGTGCTAATGCTCAAATCACTGAAGTACACGCCGCAAACAATGGTGTTAAAACTGTGGAGTTCAATGAGAAAAGCATTGGCGCCCTAAGTGGTGTAACAATTTCTACTGCAGGAACAGGATACGGTGTCGGTAATACATTTACTGCAACTGGTGGAACTGGAACTTCTGCTGTGTTAACTGTGTTGACTGTTAATGGTAGCGGTAATGTTACTTCAGTTAACGTTTCGAATTCTGGTAAATACATCACAAGTCCAACGACAACATTAAATCCTTTCACATCAAATACTGGTTCAGGTTCAGGCTTCAGAGCAAACTTAACAATCAGTTACGCACCAGAAAATATTCGTGGTGGTGAAGGTTATGATGCTGCACATTTACCATTAATTACAATTAACACAGCTAGTGGAACAGGAGCTTCATTAATTGCTAGAGAGATTCTTGGTGATGGTGAAGAACTTGAATTGTCAACAACTAGAATTGGATCAATTTCATCATTGCGTGTTATCAGTTATGGTTATGATTACATCGCTTCACCACAAATTTCATTACGTAATGCTGATTTAATTGTATCAAATGTAACTGAAGGTCAAATTTTTGTTGCTAACACTAAAATTTATCAAGGCACATCAAATACAAACACAACATTTGTTGCATATGTTGACAGATATGTTTCAACAAATAACCACATGAGAATTTATAATTATAGTGGTACATTTAATGTTGCTACACAAATTATATCAAATGACAATACGGTATCCGCAAATGTTGTTACAATATCATACTATGGAGACGGCAAAGCTAAAGCTACGGCTGGTTTTGAGAATGGTTTGATTCGTTATCCTGGCATTTACTTAAATGAAGACGGTCAATTAAGTGCAGACAAGAAATTACAAGATTCCAAAAAGTATCATAATTTTTCATATGTTATTAATACAGAAAATGATTATGTTAAGTTTAAAAAGGCTTTGAATGATGTTGTGCATCCTGTTGGAACAAAAACTTTTGTTAATAGAATTAGTGCCAATGAAGCAGCTGCGGCCAGACCAAACAATACAACAATATTAATTTCAGTACAAACTTTAGGCAATACATTCAATATTTCGAATGGTTCGAACAGCATGGTTGCTACAGGTGCATCGTCAAACCTATTATCTATTATTTCTGTTGGTGATTACGTTACATTAACATCTGTTGAACGCAGAATTAGTGGTACTGTCAATATTGGTGCGTCTTCTAATGTTATTGTTGGCACATCAACAAACTTTATCAATGATGTGCAGGCTAATGATGTCATTAAATTATCAACAGGTAATACATCAACTGTAACTGAAGTCATAAACGCAAACACAATCTATACGTATACAAATTTTGGTATTTCTAACAATACAGCAAATATCAGTTTGTTGTTCAATGACACAAAACAAGTTACTTTTGTTAATGCCAACACCATTTTAGTTAGTACTAATTTTACAACAAATTCGACCTTTGTGGTAACATATCACCAAAAACTTGAATAAATAAAGACATGCCTTCAATAATTACTAAAAACTTTTCAACCGAGTTAGCTCAAGATTTCACCTTTCTATTTGATATTGGTGCAAACGATTATTTGCCGCAATCTAAGAAGGCTTATATTTTTGCAATACTTGGTAAACAAATTCCATGGACCTCAGGAACAGAAGTTGTTCCAACACCAACAGGAAGTATACCATCACTTGTACAATGTTGGGATAATGCTATTGTTGCGAAAAGAATGTCATTGAATGATATTTCTTATGTTGTTCCGAGAAGAAACTGGACTTCAAATACTAGTTATTATACATATGATTCAGGCAACGCAAACTACTATGTTTTAAATAGTAAAGATCAAGTTTTTAAGTGTTTGGATAATAATGGCGGCGCAAATTCTACTGATGAGCCACAACTATTTCTATCGTCTACATCATTAGAGGAACCATATTTTCAGACTACTGATGGTTTTAAGTGGAAATATATGTACACTTTAAACTCTTCCCAAAAGGAAAGATTTTTAACTTCCGATTGGATGCCAGTTACTTACAATAAGTTTGTCCGTGCTGCTGCTTTGAATCGTAGCATCGACATTGTAAAAGTTACGAATACTGGTAATAATTATGTTGATGGTTCAACACAATCAATTATATCAATTAATGGTGATGGTACTGGTGCAGTATTAAAAGCTAACGTGTCCAATGGACGTATTCAAAACGTAATTGTTCAGAGTCGTGGTTTAAATTATACAAAAGCCAATGTGATATTTACAGACATTTCTGGCGGCAATGGGTCTAATGCAGCTGCTATAATTTCACTTGCACCACAGAATGGTCATGGTTACGATCCAATAGAAGAGCTTTCGGCCAACACAATTATGTTAAATGTTGATTTTGCCGGTAATGAGTCTGGTGATTTTCCAGCAGAAAATGAATTTAGGCAAATTTCATTGATTAAAAATCCATACGTTTTTGGAACATCAACCTTGGCTTCTGGTCAACTATATAACATATACACAAAGATTAACGTTTCTCCAGGTATTGGTGATTTTAACAACGATGAGTATGTTTATCAAGGTGATTCAATAGAGACCGCAACATTTTCAGCACAAGTTATTTCGTTTGATGAACTTACAAATAACTTATTCTTAAATAATATATTAGGAACATTTCAATCAAACGCAACCATCAAAGGTAACTTAAGTGGTGCGATTCGAGTTGGTGTTTCAAAAACAGACCCGGAATTAAATTTATATTCTGGTAAAACACTAATGATTATTAATCAGCAACCTTTGACTAGGGATCCTGACCAAACGGACCGAATTAAATTTATATTGAGTTTCTAACGAGGAATACATGACAACTCTTTTCAACTACGACCCATATTTTGACGACTTCGATGAAGACAAGAACTTCATGCGTGTCTTATTCCGACCTGGATATGCAGTTCAAGCCAGAGAATTAACTCAAGCACAAACCATCCTCGCAAACCAAATTGAAAAGTTTGGCAATCACATTTTTAAGAGTGGTAGTCCAATCGTTGGTGGTAAAATCTCACTTGATGACCGAGCATATTACATTCAATTAAACACACAATACAGCGGTGAAGATGTTGTATTGGAAAATTGGTTAAACAAAACAATCATTGGTTACAACACAACTAAAATTGTTCGGGCTAAGGTTATTTCAATTGATAATACGACAACGAATCCTATTTTGGTTGTTAAGTACCTGAGTGGTGAAAAATTTGTTGAATCTGACGAAATGAAAATTTCTGGTCAGAACATTTTTGCACAAGCTTTAGCAACAAATGCTGTTGGTCGTTCTTATGTTGCCAGCATACAAGAAGGTGTATATTACTTTAAAGGTCAATTTGTAAAAGTATTACCTGAATTTTTGGTACTTGAGACATTCTATCGCTTAGGTTATGACACAGCAACAATTAACGTATTGCCATCATATAAAATTGGTATCGAATTTGACCAAGAAATTTATGATGAGATTGATGATGCTTCATTGTTAGATCCTGCTCAAGGTTCATTTAACTATCAAGCACCTGGTGCCACACGTTCAAAACTTATCACCCGACTATCAAAACGCACACTAGATTCAGCAGACGAATCTGCGTTCTTTGAAGTTATACGTGTCGTTGACGGTGTTAAAACTAAAGAAGTTGCTTATCCAATTTACAGTGAAATTGAAAAGACTTTGGCCAGAAGAACGTTTGATGAATCTGGTAACTACACAGTTGATCCATTCGTATTGACGTTAGAGGAAGAATATGCAAATCGTGCCAACAACAACTATGCTGATCCAGATTACTTCAGTGTAATTTTAGATCCAGGTAAAGCATATGTTGCTGGACATGAATTCCAAACAATTGCACCAACTAAGATTGGTGTCTATCGTGGTCGTGCAACCGCTAATGTTGCAGATTATGACATACCTACAAATTACTCAAGTTATGTTGTTGTTGAAAATGTTCAAGGTACAACAAACCTCGATATTACTACATTCCCAACATTAGATATTCACTGTGTGCCTAAACAATATATTGATAAACAAGGTACAGCATATTATAATTCCACAAAAATTGGTACGATTCGTGTTAATAACATGAAGTACAATGGTGCAACGACAACAACATTAGGTTCATCACATACACACAGACTGAATGTTTTTGAAGCAAACACCACACCAATCATTGGTAACCTTGCTTCTTCTGGTAACGCATCCGCAAACGTTATATTGCCTGCCGCATGGTGTACAACATTACAGGCAAACTCATATCAAGGAATGTATTTTCACATCACTGATGGCGCTGGCGCCGATTTGGCACCAATTAGAATTGAATCTTCTGGTTCAAATTTTATTAGATTAGAATCCAATTTAACATTTACTCCTTCTTCAAATGCATTTACGATTGAATCCGGTTTCTCTGGTGCAGAATCGCTAGTGATTCGTTCTGGTGGTGCATTGCTTTGGGGTGGTGATGTTAATGTTGAATCAAGAGATTCTTCAGGTGATGCTTATATTACAGAAAAGAATAAAGATAGTTTGTTGTTTGCAATTCCTTTTGAAGCTTTAAAAGAAGGAACAATCACAAACTTTGATTTCTTTGCGAATAAAGTTTATGCAAACAAGTTATCGGACGGCGGCGGTGTAATTACAATTTCCACTGTTGGTACAGATACGTTTGCTTTTGCTGGATCAGGCGGCGTTTTAGGTGATACTGCTATTCTTGAAAACATTGTTTGTTTGGTTCGTTCTGACACTTCTTCAACAAATTCGGCATCAGGTATTGCTGCAAACACCATTTTATCATTGGCTAATAACTTATTTACGGTTACTGCTGTTAATAGTACAACAATTCAAGTTGATTTGAACACCGCTGCAATTCGTTGTGATTTTATTATCAAAACAAAAGTTAATAATGCAGAAGATGGTACAAACGGTGCAGTCAGAACAAAATCTTTATTTCCAACAAATGATTATTTGCACGAAAGAGTTCCATATGTATTGGACGATGTAGACGCTTTAAACGTTGGCAATACAGGCACGGTTACCGCTATTACTGGAGGCTATGTTTTTCCAAGTATTGGTGTTACACACTATGATTTTTCGACTATTGGTGGTTCTTTTCCACTAAACAATCTTAAAACTCCTGGTGTTCCAGTTAGTTTACAAGTATCTGACGTTTATGAAATTGTTAGGATTGTTGATTCAAAAACAAATACCGGCAATATTACAATGTCAATGTTGACTGATCCAGCACACGATGTAACTGACCACTACGAATTAGATAATGGTCACAGAAAAACACATTATGACCATGCAACAATTAAATTGAAACGTGGTTATAGTTCACCAACTGGTTCATCATTGATGATTCAGTACAAATATTTCAATCACGCCGGTGCACCATCTCCACAAAATAATGGTTTATTTACTGTTGATTCCTATACCGGCTCAACTAATTTAACATATAATCAATTACCAAGATTCTTCAACCGTGAAGATGGTAAAATTATTTCATCACGTGCAGCTTTAGACTTTAGACCAACTAGAGATGTTGCAAGCACCGTATTAACAGGTGCAGTTAATCCTGACCCAGATTCTTTGGCTGAATTGTCTTTTGAATATTATTTGCCAAGAATTGACCAGATTGTTGTCAAACCTTCACAAGAACTTTCAATCATTAGTGGTAAACCTGATGTTACGCCTATTGCACCACCAGTTGGTCCAGAAGATTTACATCTCTACACAATGTTTGTGCCTGCATATACTGAAAGTGTTAAAGACATTCGTGCTGACTTTAAGAATAACAAACGTTACACAATGAAAGACATTAGTGCTTTTGATTCTAGAATTAGAGGGTTAGAATACTATGTGTCGTTAAATACTTTAGAAAGAAATGCAAATGATTCCAAAGTATTGGATGCTACAGGATTAGAACGATCCAAATATGGTATTTTAGTTGATAACTTCTCTGATAATTCTGTACAAGCAACATATGGCGATGCTGGTTTTGATAATCGATGTATGGTTGATAATGGTTTATTAAAACCGGCTTCGTTGATGCGTACAGTTAAGATGATTTGGAATCCAGCTGCTTCGTCTGGTTCATATCGTGCTGTTGGTTCTGGTGACAAAAAATCTTTGATGATGGATTTTACATCATTGGCATTTGCTCAACAAGATTCTGCAACGAAGACTGTAGGTGTGGCCAGTGCTCTGTATGGTGCATTTAGAGGAAATATGAAATTGTATCCTGAGTATACAGCAGAAGCTGATACGGAAACAACAGCTAAAACTACACTGAATTCAACGCAAGGTATTGAAAACGCATTTAACTTTTTAAATAATTCATTTAGATATATTTCAGACCAGAATCCAGCTTGGGATAATGATAAGAATAATCCATTTGGTAAAGTTATTGATTCAAAATGGTACGAAACAACTTCAGATTCTACTTCAGTAAAAGTAACAAGTAGTGGTTCTGGTTATGATTTGAAAGATGCTGATTTTGGAACATTACAGACTACAACAAATAGTGTATACATCAAAAAAGGTGCTCAATACACACAACAACTTCTTGCTGCTCCAACCACAAGTCTTGTTGACCTTGGCAATTATGTAACTGATGTTTCAATCAATCCATATTTAAAACCAAGAGCAATTTCTTTTGTTGGTGATTCATTACGACCAGACACAATATATTTTGCTTTCTTTGATGGTGTGTCTGTAAATAATTATGTTGTTGTTCCAAATAGAATTAAAACAACTATTGGTCTTGCTACAAATGGATTCCAACCAGGTGAGCTTGCAGTTATTGCTGATGACCAAAATGAAGCTGCAACATATTTGACAAATTATAAAGCTCGTTCTGGAACTTATAAACTTGTTAGAATTATCAATGCTGACACCGGAAGAAATGTATCTTTAATTAATGAAACAGGCGTTTCACTACAAGGTAAATATATCAAGGGTGTTAACTCCGAATCGATACGATATATCGAAACTCTAGAAGAACACAAGTCTGGAGTAACACGTGCCGTTGGTGCTACAACTATTACTTTAGCTGCAGACGCACCATCTTTTAATATTGCTGCTTCGGCCAATACTAATTTGTTGTACCTTGTAAGATCAATTGGTACTACTGCTGAAGAACAACAAGGCACTGTTGAGAGTGCCGCTTCAGGTGCAACTATTTCTGGTGCAATATTTAATGTTATTGCTTATAATACATCAACAAAAGTTGCAACTGTGCAACAAACAACATCATCAACACAAAGAAGTTTGAGTTGGTCTTACTCTTTAGGTTCAAATAAATCCACTTCAACTGGTGATGTTGGTGGTGTTTTATATCCACCTAAAGCGACATTCAGAACAGGTGAACGTGTATTGCGTATTACCGAATCTTTCAATAACACATACGATAAAGATGCTATTTCATTCACTGAAACTTCTTTTGTATCTTCTGGTATTGCTCTTAAGAAAACAAATCTTCTTAATACTGTTTATAATTTTGGAGTTTCTACTAAATTTACAGGTGAAACAACGTCTAAAGTTCTTTCAAGTTCTACCACATCATCAGTTCTAACAAGTACTGGTTATAACCCACCGCCGGCCGCAGAAAGCAAAACTCCAGCTGCCGTTGTTGACCAAGCAGTTGTTACTAATGTTGTTTCAGTACCATATGAGGATCCATTGGCTCAAACATTCTATGTTGATCCTGAAAAATATCCACTAGGTTTGTTTGCTGAAAGCATTGATTTATTCTTCAGTGCTAAAGATGATACTTTGCCAGTTACTGTTCAAATTAGACCAACTGTTAATGGCGCACCATCTTCAAATTTTTGGTATCAAGAATCTGTAACAACAAAAAAACCAGAAGAAGTAAATGTTTCTTCTTCACCGAGTGTTGATGTTACTTCAACAGCTACTAAGTTTACATTCCCATCACCTGTGTTTTTGAGTCCAGGTTTGTATGCGGTGGTTATTTTGTCTAATAGTCCAGATTATTT